TGGTTTAGTTTTAGTAGACGTGCTGAAGAGTCTCTGCTTAGAAATTGGCCGTTGCGAGCAAAAAAATGAGGCCCCCTTAATTGTAACCAGAATCTCCGCACCTCGGTAAAAAAGCCTAGAGTCAAATGTCTGCACTGTAATGACGTTATGCTTACCGTCCGCCACAGCAGTCATGAGGCGTTGATTAGGGAAGTCACACCTAACCACCTTCGCTTTGAAGGTGGTTGGTTCGATTTCGGCTGGCTTGGCCTCCTTAACGCCAAAACGTTCGAGAACCTTAGCCATTCCCACAGGGAAAAATTTTACAGGACACAGTTTCTCAGGCTTATCGCCCACCCTCTCCTTGTCCCAGTCCACCCCCCTAACGAGGGTAAGGCGGTATTCCCTGAGTTCCTCCTTGGGGAGGCCATACATTCGGATTAGTTCAGACTCCCTCATGGAGGTGCTTGCGGATTTGTTCGCAGTATTCGGAATCAATAAAGTTACAGGGTTTAATCCAGATTCCGACAAAAGGGTTCTTGGTGCGGAACTTCATCACCTTGCCAAAGACAATCTGGGAGTCGTCACCCCAGAACTTCATCTTAGTCATGGTATCAAGCATAGATTTGGCTAGATTATCAAAGTCTGGCTTGGTCGTCATTGGACCGTCCTTGCCTTTATCGGACTGGATTAAGGGAAAGCCAAAGTAGAGGGTTACCTCTAATGGCCCTGCAAATGGCAGGTCGGGAACGTGGTGGGCCGCACATAGTGCAAATTCTTTCATCCACTTGACCACTTCCGACTTGGAAGTTTTACCGACAAACATACGACCATCCTTAGACTTTAAGATTCTAAGGTCAGACTGGTGGGTCGTGCGAATAGGGGTAAGGTTTATCCTGAACTTCCGTTCGTGATAATTTGGCTGGTCGTCTGGCATAGGTTGACAGGTGGTCAAATAGCACTTAGGAGTCAACTATGGATAATGAACGATTGAACACTAACCCCTCTTCAAAGCATAAAGCGACCAAGGTGCCAAAAGAGCGTAAAGACAAAGCAGAGGCACTATTACGCCAAGGGGTGCGAATCCTCGATATTGCCAAGGAAACCAAAATGTCGCCAAATAACGTCATGGCGGTTAAAAGGCTGATGCCTGAGTCAATTGGCCTTCAGGACGAATTTAAGGCAACTACCGTCAGAAACCTGAAAGCCTTCGTTCAGATGGCTTCCCAGAAATTAGTTGATGAACTAGACCAGTTGCACGTTTCCCAAATCCCAATCGCTATGGGTATCTCCATCGACAAGATTCAAACCCTTCAAGACCAGCCCCAAAGTGTCATAGAACACCGCTTTAGTATTTCACATGATACTATCAATAAACTACTTACAGAGCGTGGCGATGCCCTCAGAAAGGCCAAAGAAGAGGCTATTGATGCCGAGGTGGTTGTATCAAAGCCAGATTCTACTCAGGCTTTTCTGGACTGGTCTAAAAATCCAAGGAATTCCTTTTTGCACGAAAGGGATAAGTCTCCTAACCCGTTACAAGCAAGCGACCTGCCTCGCATCGACCCCCCTCCCCCCCTTGAATGATGAGTGATTAGGTCAGGTAACGACTTCGCACAATATGTATTATGTCTAATCGTTATCGAATCATGGGTCAATAGGTCAGGGTTAAGGAGAAAGCAGGTCAAATAGCAGTGTGCATCAGATAGGGGCTTGACATGGCTCATCCTTTCTTAGGTATTACCATTGCCTTACGTGACGCATTAATACCAACCTAATACCTTACATCACCCAATAGGGCTAGGATTGACTAGGACGGCTCTGATTGACTGACATAGGTAGTGAGTGGCAACTAATCCTCCAAAGGGCTGAGATGGGCACTAGGATAACCTCAGAGGCATCATCATCACCACCTGATACCACACGTGAGCCGTGAAGTCCAGTGGTCGAATGGCACATCCTGAGGAATGACCTAAGGTCGTCAGTGGGCCAGACAAAGGTCATGCAATGCTTGCCACCTAACATGAAATTATGCACCCAGAAGTCTGACGTGGTTACGGCTATACCTGACTTGTGGCCTCTGCACTTGAACTCGAATACGGCATTACCTGTGGTGGCCCAAGTGCCACGTTCAGTCTTCACTTCAACCTTGGCTTGGTCAGTGCCTAGCCATGCAAGCCACTTCTCACCTGCCTGACCGTACTGGAGGTCTATATCAAACTTGGCTCGGTCATTCATTTGATAAGGCGGATACCAAGGTCCCGCACTGATAGGTAATGGGCCACAATCAGGTTCTCATACTTCTGTGCTTGCTTGGCCTTACGCTTGGAGAGGCTGGTCGAATAGCCCAAGCCCCAAAGCGTGGCTTCCATAGATGTAGCAACCACCAGTTTGTCTGGTCCAATGCCATATGACTTAGTGCCACACATAAATGGTATCTTGGAGACAAATGATGGGCCTAATGAATAGCAGGCATACAGCATGGCTGGGCTGGGCCTGTAACCGTAATGCTTAATGAATTGGTCCATGATAACGTCAACTAACGTGGTTGCATAGGACTCAGCAATAACTGGGTCGTGAGCCTTATGGTATGGGTAAATGGTTTCACCTCTGGCCCTACGCAATTTATCAATGTCTATCCAAGCACTTTGGTGTATCTGGAATCTCCCAAGGGCTGGTCCATCTTGGTTACTTCTATCACCCACCGCCATATCGTTGTTGTTCGACTCTATAATAGAGATGCCTCCAATTAAAATATACTTGTCGTAGTTAAGTCTCATGTTGCCCTGTGCACACAGTGTGCACACAAAATGAGTAATGGCCAAGAAAAAGATTAGTGGATTTAAATTACCCCAAAGTGCTCTTGGGGAAGTCATCAATGAGTTCTCTGATATTGAAGGCGTTAACATGACGGTGCTGGAGCCGAGAGAATGGTATGACCATGCAATCGTTGATATAGTGCAAGACCCAAGTGATTGGTCATATCACGTAGTGTATGATAGAGTAATGCTGGTCTATTGGCACACGCTCATGACGTTGTATGAACTAAACAAATACAAAACATTTAAGTCATTAGAAGTTGAATACAATAAACAGGATGACCACTTCCATGATTCATGCGTAGAGTATATTGAATACAGTGCCATACGTGGAATGGCCTATGCTGGGCACAATAAGCCCCTGATTAGGCCAAATTTGTCAGTATTGTTGTAAGTTTATTTCGTTGGTTATCAGTAACTTACAGATATTTACAAAACATCTACACATTGTTGCTTGCATGAGGTGGCTGGCTGTACATGTTCACTGGAGTTGGCCGCTGGGTAATACCAGTAACTGAAAGGGTGAGTACGACGTACTACCTAGTCTATCAGTTAAGGCCAACCTCGCTCTTTCAAATCAACAGTTCATGCATTAAATATCTACGATTCGGTCGTCTAACGGATAGGACCTCAGGCTACGAACCTGATGATGGGAGTTCGAATCTCCCCTGAATCACCATTTCACACACATGATTACAACAGTGCTGGGCCTCTAATAAGACAAAGAGGTAAGAAGGTAGGGCTATCCTATCACCCTCACACAATTTGGGGTTCCCTAAACTCGTTAAAAGGACGAGCGGGACGCAAGCCACTCTAGGCATAGGTGGGCCCCTTGCAATTACCGCCCGAAAGGGCACAACAAACAACAACATGAACAACAAACAAATCAGCACCCTCTGGGTCTTCGCTGTAATCATCGACACCGCTATATTAGTGGCTGTCTGTGTAGCAGTCGGATTACTCTGGAACTAATGCTAAGCCCTTCGGGGCCCAATTTGTAGGTCATCTAGGCAACGTAGGGGTACATAGCCTAGGTGCGTAAGTCGTCTCATAAACGAGCCTACATTAAATTTTCCAAACACACACATGGCTAAATACAAATACATTAAACCCTCTGCCGTTAAGGCAATGGTCAAGGCCTTCAATGGCAAGAGGGTCTCCTCACAGTTTCTTTCCGTCCTAGACTCCTTCCTTGAAAGGAAGGTCAAGGATGCGGCACTCGTCCACAATGGCGGTGCTAAGACCATCAGTCCAGCCTGTGCTGGGCACGTAGGCATCCAATCATTCTAACCCACAAACAAAACAAACATGAGTAACATCAACAAAGAAGCACGTTCCCTATACAGGTCCCGTGTCAACATCAGCCGTCTCAACAACCAGAAAATCGTGCGTGACCAAAACGCACATCGTTTCTGCGTCAAATCCGTGCCCCTCTTCACTGAGGATGGCATCCCTGCCAACGCTTGGGGCAACGTCCGTGAGGACACTAACATCGTCATTGGTGTTACGTCCGAGCGTTATGGAATCCTCCAAAACAACGAACTCGAAGACGCAATCCTTAGCGGTCTGCGTGAGCGTAACCTACAGCCTAGCGAAACTGAGGGCATTGTAGCCAAGCATGGCTCACGTGTTCACGTGCGTTATGACTTCCGTGACGCATCTTTCGAGGTGCCTACGCAGAAAAAGGGGGACATCATTTGTCTCCGTCTTATCACGCACAACTCGTTCAATGGCTCCGCACCTGCGGCAGTCTCTGTGGGTGCTGTACGTCTTGTATGCACCAATGGCATGACTTCCTTCTGCGATGAACTGACCCTTACGAGCAAGCACAACACGCATATCCGTCCTGAGTTCGCACTTGGCGTGCTCGACAACGCACTGCTTCAATGGGAGGTGCTCAAGCGTAATAGCACCTCGCTAGCCAGTAAGCAAATTTCCAATAACATGGGAGAAAATGCCATTCAAAATCTAGTCAATCGTGGAGTGGTCAGTAGTTTCGATGGCAATCGTGTCCTTGCACGTTGGCAGGCTCCCTCATTCGAGCATGACTCCGAACGTTCCATGTGGAATCTGTACAACGCTTTCACTGAAGTGTTCACGCACGAAGCCAGCAACCACCGTTATGAGGCTAATGAACGTAAATCTGGGCGTTTGCTCAGTGCACTCGTCACGGCTTCAGAGCACGAAGAGTACGGCCTTAACCTGTTGAGCAGGGTCGAAGTTCTAAACAACTAATAACATGTTAGACAAACATTACGAGTACACCTCAGTTGCCCTAATTGGGCGTGAGATACTCACGCCTAGGCAAAAAGAAATCATCATACTCATATGTGATGGACTCAGTGGGCCTGAAATTTCCAAAAAATTAAAACTCAGCATTAAAACCGTTGATAATCATCGTCACATTGCAATGGATAGACTTAGGTCGCAAGGCGTTCATAACATAGCCACGCTTGTTAAGTGGGCCATTGTTACTGAGGTTTACAAAATCTAAAATGAGTAACGAAGCCATAAAGCAAAGAAAACTGCTTGTTAAAAAACTCAAGGAAAGAGGCGTATCTGTTTCTAATCCTCTCTTTGAGCATGGTATGAAACTTGATAGGCTTTGCGGTGCTCCGACTGGCAATAACAGCCATCGTAATTCATGTAATAGAAGAGCCAAATTTCAGTCTCTTACTAGAGGGCACAAGGCAACTTCTCCGTCTAGCCAACAAACCAAGGTCATCATTAAACTCCTTCCACTAACCTTAAGTATAGAGGAATTGGGTAAGGCCAGTGGAATGTTTAAGGGCACTGGGGGCACTAAAAACACTGACCATTCTAATGGTTTGGCTAGCCAGTTTGAAAAAACGCATAAAAAAGAATGCAAAAAAACTTCAACTTGGCTTCAGGGGTATTATAATAAATATGGTAAAAAGAAAGAGAATTCTAAAATGCCCCTTGACGGACAATCATTCTGATAGACAATAACAACTGAACCAACATGAAACTCAAACAGAACCAACCAGCCGATGCTCTCGCCGCAAGCGAAGATGAGGCCCGTAGAATTGCATGGAAAGCCTACAGGCTACTGTGCTACCACAAACTCGATGACTTGGATGACGTTAAATCGTTAGTCCTTCAATCCGTTGAACTTCAAACTCAAAAATAACACATGATTAAATACCAAGATATACTCAACGCCAGTGAGCCTAAGGTGCATTTTCTGAAGTGCCAAAAGCACGTCATTGAAGATGCAGATTACAGGGCCATGGATGGACTTAACCAGTCTTACCTCAAAAAGATTTACACTCACGGTGTAATTCATGCTGAGAACCAGAGACTGAACCCAATGGAAAAGACCCCAGCACTTGTGATGGGTAGCCTATTCCATACCCTAGTGCTTGAAGAGAATGAGTTCTCTGGCAGGTACGCAGTGCTCCCAGACATTGATAGGCGTACTAAAGAGGGTAAACTTATTTACTCTGAATTTGAAGCGGCCAGCGAGGGCAGGGACTTGATTAAAGAAACTGACCTTTCTACGGCTATGCGTATGCGTCAGAGTGCCGTTCCGCTTATGTATGACGGCATCAGCCCCGACAAATCTAACGCCATGAATGAGATTTCATACTCTGGAATTTTAGAGTTGGAGTATGTCTGGGAGGGCAAGGAGGAGCGTATTGAATTCCCATTTAAAATCAGGTGTGACATGGTCGCTATGCTTAAGGAGGATGATAAAGACGTAATTGAAATCAGAGATATTAAGTCGCTGGCCTCACTTTCTGACAATGATGTTTTAGGCTCCGCTAAGTCCCACAATTGGGCTATACAGTGTGCATTCTACAGAGACGCCGTATTCAAGCATCAGGCTTTACCCAGCAAGTTTGTTTATGTAGCCACCGAAAAGGAATCTCCCAATATGAGCCGTAGGTATGTTTGCTCTGAAGAGATGTACCAGCGTGGCAAGGCACAGTACAAGCAGGCTCTCGTTAAATACGCTCAATGGCTAAAGGCTGGTAAACCCAGAACCGCAGACTATGTCGGAGAATCAATCCTCAACGCCTAAGTTCCCCTTCAAGGGGGTATGGATTCCAGCCAAGGTCTTCATGGACAATAGGCTGACCCAATCGGACAAGTTCCTTTGGTCAATTGTGCACATTCTCTCCAATGAGAAGGGGTGCTTTGCTACCAAGGAGACCCTTGCCTCATACATGGGCCTGTCTGTGCGTAGTGTACAGTATTCACTAACTAGGCTGGCTGATTCTGGCTTGGTTGTCAGGGCGGGTGGGAATGTTTGGGATGTAGTTACTAAAGCCTTAGAGGGTGAAGTAAACTGCACCCCAGACGTGAAGAAAATTTCACCCCAAGTAGGAAAGGAATTTCACCCATATAGAAACAAGGATATAGATACTAAGAAGTTAAAGGAGGCTACGCCTCCGACTGATGACTTTATTAGGTCTGATAAAGAACTGGCTAGGGTTTGGGATGAGTACCTATGTTGGCGTAAAGTAAGTAAGAAATCATTAAGTTCTTTGTACATTACCCGCTGGAATGAGGAATTTAAGTCTTGGGGGGTAGTCGATGCCACCAACGCCATTCAATCTAGCCTTAGAAATGGCTACCAAGGCATCTTTAGGCCCCAAGTGGGCATGAGGTCTCGTCCACAGGCCAAGGGCCCCAACGACCATGCCAGCGGATTCTAATCCACCTCCCTGTCGCAACTTTAACTGCGAAAACCCTGCCCACATCAGGGAACACGCAGAAGGGGTCACCATTTATGAGACGTTGTGCAAGCCCTGCATGGTTCATTGGGACAGAATGGTATTATCCTTTGGGCTCCCTAAGGCAATTAAGCCCGAAACCCCTATACCTGACTTATTTAAGGACACTGAACCTAGTAGGCTTGGTGAACTTCAAATGGTGGCTGAACATTACCTTCCCTCTGGGAAAGGATTACTCATCCACGGCTCAACCCGTAAAGGGAAAACCCGCACCGCTTGGTTTATTGCCAAAAGGCTTTGGGATGAAAACCCAACTAAGTTTAAATACCTATTCCTGACTATGTTTGAACTAGAGGCTCGTATCGCCTCATCATGGGGTAATAGCACTTGGGATAAAACTATGCTACAGATGACTAATGTACCGCTTCTATTCCTTGACGACTTAGGCAAGGAGAAGATGACTGACCGCATGGCATCATGTCTGTTCGCACTTATTGACCAGCGTACCATGCATAGGCGTCCTACTATTATCACTACCAACCTGACTGGTGATACTCTGCTGGAGCGTTTTCATGACAAGGAGACTGGAACGGCTTTCGTTGCTCGCCTTAAAGACCCTGACCTGTTTGACAGGGTTGCCGCAAAATGAAGCCTGTACCGCTGGAGGTGACCATGATGAAACGCATTGGCGAACTGAAGGCCGACCTGCAAAATTGTTACACGGCAATTAGTGTAAAGGATGCCGAGAACGCCCGACTCAAGGCCGAGGTTGAGCGGCTGACTAAAGCAGGGGATGCGATGGCTGACCGCCTGATGTATCAAGGCTACCCCGCAACTGTCCCCGCATGGCTCGCCGCCAAGGAGGGCAGAAAGTCGTGATTTACGAGTTCAGGAACCCTATGCCTGTAGAAACTGAAATAGGGTACGGCATGCTTATTTATGTCAGAGACGGCGGCACTTTTTCCAATGATGTGTTTGCTGTTGTTTTAGACCACGATGGAGTCCTGAGACATTTTGCTTCTGACCAATTTAAGTTCGTTAGAAACGACACTTTTGGCATCCGTGTTAACGAAGAAAAATAACAATTAATTTTATTGCAATCCGACACCTAATCATTCAACTTTCAACCACGACCCGATAAACATTGGGTAAAACCAACCAACAAACAACCAACACACATGAGCGAAATCAATATCAATCAAGTCAATGCTCGCATCGAGGACCTCGAAAAGGAAATCGCTGTTATCAAGGCTGAGAAGGCAAACCTGACCGACCCCACCATCAAGGGTCTCGGTATCAAGTTTTCCGAACTCGACCTGAGCAAGGCCTCATCTGTCATCCACCTGCACAATGCTTTTATGGAGCGTCTTGAAGGATTGACGGCTAAGGTCGAAGCCCTTGAAGCCAAGGCTAAGTAATCCATCAGGGGAGCAAGGCCCCTACCAATTTTACACACACATGAAATTAAAAATAAAAACCAGCGTTCCTTTAGACAAGGATAAGCCACACAACGGCTGGTCTAATTACGATACTTATTGGACTGCCCATGTCATTAGTAATGACGAAAACCTGTACAACTTATGCAAGGCCTATTGGCTTGACGGGTACAAGTCTTGGGGCTCCCTCTCAAATAAAATGAGAGAATTTGGGCACAAATGGCAGTCTAATTACACTGGCATTAATAGCATATACTGGAAGGACTCCGCTGTGCGTGGTCCTGAAATTACTAAATACCTTAAAGACCTTTTCCAACCCAACAAATAATGAAAGACAACAAAACCCACCGTCTCATCTGGATTAAAGTCCCGACTGAAAACGCTAAACGGCTAGATTCACTCGCCCAAAATTGGGACCTAACTAGAGCATCACTCTGCCGTTTGGTCGTTACCCAATTTCTCAACGAGAAAAATCCAACCATCAATATCAATTCCACCAACAACAACAATGACCAGCCCAACTAATCCTACCTACGTGTACGACATCAGACCAGAACTCGCCGCCGCAATAGTGGCCGCATGCAGTGAAACCCGTGACGTGAGTCCAGATGCGGAGAACCCGTTTCATCACTCATCTTATGCAACCCTAAGTGCCCATATTGCGGCTACTAAGGCAATCTTTGCCAAACATGGTCTGGCTATCCTCCAGTTCCCTATCGGTTCGGCTGAATCCGTAGGTATCCGTACTTGCATCGTCCACAAAAGTGGCGGTCAGATGGGCTACACCTGCGAACTGCCAGTGGATAAAGATAAGTTCAAAGGTCAGGATGCTGGCTCACTCTTCTCTTATTTGAGGAGATACGCCATCGCTGGTATTGCAAATCTGGCTACGGCTGATGATGACGCAGAGACCGACAGAACCGTTAAGGCTCCTGCCCCTAAGTACATTCCTAGTCCAGTCGCCGCTCCTGCATTTGACCCCGCTCCTGCACCTAAAGCGGTTGCCAAATCTAAAGCAGTTGCCAGAGACCCAGAGACTGTCGGAGATGCCATGAGAACCATCCTGCACTTCGGCAAGAACAAGGGTAAGGCCCTCTTTGAACTACCCAGCAACTCGCTTGAGTGGTACATTAAAGAATTCCAACCTAAGGGCTACAAAGACAACCCGCCAAGCCCTCAAGACATTGCGTTGCGTGATGCACTTAACGCCATCCAAAACGCCAAAGGCCAAGCCACCGAACCAACTAGCGACGACGTACCGTTCTAAGCCTTTGCTTCCTTAGTTCAATGGATAGAACAACTGCCTTCTAAGCAGTGAATCTAGGTTCGATTCCTAGAGGGAGCAACTTTCGCCCGAAAGGGCACAACAAAACACACACATGAAAAAGAAACACAACAGGAAATACGGAGCGGTTCAATCCGTCATAGGTCAAACCATCGTCTGCACCAACATCTCCAAAGATTTGGCTGTAGATATTGATACTCTCTCTGACTCAGAGGGTATCAGCCGTTCGGATTTCATCCGTTCTGCAATCGTCCGTGAGGTGGCATTCCGTTCTTACATCGGTAAGCGGAACATCCCATCCCACGAAATCGGTGGTGGCTTCGAATACGGAAAAAACGCTAAAGATATTGAATCTGCCAAGCATTCTGCCGAACAGTATGCCGAACAGATTGCCATAGCGTATAGAGCGTTTAACGCCGCCCTTGCGTTAAAGTAAAAGAAGCCAAATCAAACAAGCAGGAGCACTCAAACGGGTGCTCCTTTTTTGTGTTATGGGCTGTAGGGACAGAACCAACTGTGACCCCCATTTAACCTCTCGGCACCCTCACAACACATGATTACCAAAGTTAGGTTGCTTGTTTGTTCTGCGGGGTCAAGCGGCCCTTTACGTGGCTATGGTGACCATAAGCCTCAATAAGAAACGCAATGACACTCAAAACAATCACGGCCCCAACTACAATCTTAAACCACAGGGCGTTAACAACGTCCTGAATTACAAAAGGTGACGCAAAACAAAGGACGGCAATAAGCAACATGATAGCCCCGCCAAATCTGGGCAAACCAAGCACACTGGCACCAACAAGCAATAGACCGCCACCAATGGTAAACCATGAGCCAAGAGTAAAGCATTTTGCCCTAAGTTCCGCAAACGCCTGTTCTTTGCGGATGGCTTCGTTCTCCGCCTTGAGGGACATGTTTTCCATGTCACGCTCCTCGACCAAGTCGTAAAGCATGCTGGTCTCTTCGTTTACCCTTCCAGCCTTGTCCTCGGCTTTCTTAAGTTCGCTGGTGTTGCCAAGCGTAGCCCTAAACGCCTCTACCTGCTTTGAGGTGGGTAGTTTAATGCCATCTAGCCTGACAATGGTCAGGTCTACAAGTTTTGAGTAAAGAGGGCTTACCCCGTCCTTGGCCACCTTTAAGGCGGCAGAAGCCTCCGAGGTTTCATGCTCAATCCTAGTGATGTACTTTTCTCGCTCAGGATTATCCACCACCTTGATAAGAGGTGCAACTGGGGCGGTTGAACAGCCGCTTAAAAGATAAACGACAACAGGAAGCCAAAAATAAATCCAATAGTTAACCATCTGATAGTGAGGTTTGCCCATAAGTAGTTGGAGACTTCTTTGATTTTATCCATGTAAGCAGTGTGCCAATACGGACTACTTTTTCAAGCGGAAATTTTTAATCTTTAACCTTATTCCTTCAACTATTTCAGGGGCAAATGACCCGCAGATACTGTAGGTCACAGCCTCATAAAGTGGTTCAACCAACCCATGAACAGAGAAATAAGCAACAATACCAATTATACCGCCGCCAACTACACGCCTTACCGCTATTACCCACCCTAAGTCTTCATTACTAACCAGCAACCTTACCGTGGCTCCAAGGGCACCTAAAAAAGCCATGACCCATCCTCCCTGTTTTAGGTCAGCCAATCTAGAATTAAAATCAGGGTCTGGAGGATTCATACTCGTCTTCAAGGGATTCGCCTTGTGTTGGGATTTTGCGACCCATGGTTATTTTGCTGAAATTTTTGTACATGTTTGAAAGAGTTTCTAATGTTTGGGTGTTGGCTTGGGCTCCACCTTTCCCGCCGTTAGAGGGCATAAGTAAAGCAATGCCTTCAACAATTTTCTTTCTAAAAGCCTTTTTGTGGGCCTCGGTAGGCATGTTTGGCTTAAATCTGAGGACTGGACCCCCACAGGAAAAATAGGTGCTCATGGCATTCGACAACGCTTGAGAGTCACCGACATTAACCTTGTTAATGTGTTTCATCCAAACTTTTGGTCCAATAAAATTAGCAACGTTGCCCATCGGTTGCATTTGTTTAGTACGTGCGGTAGTGAAAGAAGACCCTTGGTTCATGTAGCCAAGGTTATCAGGTTTGCCACGAACAACACCGCCAAAATCAGTAGGAATAATATTTCCTTTATTTTGAAAATTTAACGGGTCAAAAGTGTCTGATAAAGATTGTCTTATTGATTCTCCTGCTACCAATCCGTTGGTGTGGCCTTGAGTTACATATGCACCAACCTGTGACCATTCACTTAAGAATTTAGAAATGTATGGCAATTTGCCTTGGTATTTAGAATTTTGGAAAAACGCCTCTCTCAGCATTTGCGGATTAGTAATTTTTTCCATTATTGCACGTCCTGTGTTTGGGTCTATCAGCGTATAAGAGCCATCATTAGCAATAGTTACAACGGGCCTCTTAAATGCGTCAGTAGAAAAGGCGTCAATAGCGGACCTTTTTTGCCCGAACATAATAGACTCAATAAACCAAGAAGGGGCACCATACTGCGATACGTAGCCCATAGCCCTGCCAGTCTCCGCCCAATAAATGATTGAAGACCCAGCATTGGCTACAGCAGAATCAATAATTCGTTGATTTTCATTTTTCTCCCCACTGACAACAGTACCATAATATTTTTTAAGGAATGTGGTGGCCCCGTCTTTTGGCCTGTAAGGCTTGCCGTCAGCGTCAAGAAGGTTGCTTTGAACAGTCGCTCCAACGGAATCATTTGGACGGTTCAAGTTATTTGCCGCATCAATAATTTTGTCGCCACCCTTGCTAACAAATCTCCAAAACTCTGTATTATTTTGAAAATCATCTGGGCCTATGCCATCAACCATGAGGTAAGGTAATGCTTCTTTGGCGGCGTACGTTAAATGAATTCTTAAATCACCCGCCACCCCGTTGTGTTCAAAATCTTTGCCAGTCCTAAATGCGGAAATAAAGAAGTCATTATCTGCCTGTGCAAACCTTTCAAACAAACCTCCGTGTAATTTGTTTTTAATAGCATCAGGTAACAAAGAAATCTGAGACATTGTTAGCCCAAAAGTACTATCAGAAGAAAGGGGGAATAAATTAGCCTGTCTTCCAATAAGCAACGCAGGGGAAACCTGCATAGAGTGACCCCTTAGTACCTGCATTCTTGCGTCAGCGTAAGTAATTGCACCAAGCCCAGCATTAGCGGCCCGAAGTACGGTACTCATAAGGGCAACTGGCTTGTAAATGTCTTCCACCCCGAAAGGCAGAGAATTTGCAATTTCTACATTTCTTTCGTTGTTAGAAATTGGTATTTGAGGCTTAAGGGTATCAATTGCTTTTTGTAAATCATTAATTTGAGCAGGGACGTTGCCCATATTAAGAGCATGTGCTATAAGCGAAGAAATAGAACTTGCGGCAAATTGACCAAGAGCCGTATTGGCCGCTACAAATTGAATACCCAGTTGGTTTGCATCAACTCCAAAATCATGTTCTGACGTAATTTCAAAAGAACCAAAATCTAAAGCGTGACGATTCACAACGTCTTTAAGCATTCCTCCATGAGGAAATAACAATTGTGCGGGATGCATCCTGTCCACTGGAAGTTCAGCATTAACAAGTGTGTACCTGTTTGGGTTTTGTTTAATTTGATTTTCTAATGGCCCAACCCCACCCTGCCCTTGCGTAGTAAACAAAGGGTTGCCAGAAATTGTGGTATCAGGCATTAACATTTGATTTCTTGGAGACTCTAAACGCTCACGATAGGTGGCTATAAGGTTTTCAAAGAACTTAGCCTTGGCAAGTTTGCTGGCTTTATTCCCAGCAAGTTCACGAAGATTGTTTTGGTCCATTGAGGCTTCCAAATTAACAACTGTTTCTTTCATTGATTCAATTCTATCAACGGTTCGGGCCGCTACTGCGTCCCAGTCGATTTCAGAAGCACCAACCATGTTGCTTTGAGATTCACCAATATGCACAGATTTATTAATTACTTCTGGGTCTTGAGCCGCATATACCATAAATACAAAACTTGGAGTTGGCATAGGTCTACCTGAAGCGTCTTCTCTATAATGGAATGTATCTTCTTCAAATTTTAACCCCATAAAAGAAGGAGGAAGCAAAGAGGCTAAAACGTCTCCGTGAGCAAGGTGGTTAATCTGGATAGCAATTTTTCTTCCAACTTGAACACTCATACGGCGGTTTTCTTCCGTTTCAAATAAAGTATTATCATCGTCTCTAAAAATTTCATAATCAATGTGGTCGTAAACAGGTATAGTGTCTTTCCCGATATACTGCCTGTAGTGCTCTGGTACTTTAATAGTCCTGCCAGTATCTTTAAGTTTAAGACTATCCCTTAACATGTAGCGTTCAAACGGAGAGAGAATAGAAAGGTTTTTTTGCAAAAACATTGTGTTCATTCTGTTGTCACCAAGATTACTAATCATCTGTTTTCTTAGATATTGGTTAATAATCGTTTGAGCATCTTTTACAGAGGCTTGGAGTCTTCTTTGAGTTTCAACAAGTTTGGCTAAATCCCCAGCCTTCTTTAATCCTTCAATTTGTTCTATTGAATCTGGAAGCGACTGCTCGACTTTATTGGGTGGACCAAATGTGTGATACTGAAAGGAATCAGATTGTATTTCTTCAATCCCAATAATTGTTTCAGGCTTGTAAACATATCCACTAACTGAGTCAGTTCCATGGAAGGCAGGTTCAAGGGGGCTCGCTATTCCGTATTCACCAGAAAGTACCGTTTCTGTACTTCTGACATGTCCTAATTGGAATGTCCCAGTGTCATTATCGCTGTAATGACTGAAATCGGCAACCGAACTACCAACCAATTTTCTGACAAATTGAACACGCTCAATGGTGTCTATAACGCTTTGAATCTTCTTTTTTTCTTCTTCGGAAACATAAGAATTTTCCATTCTTTTTTTAAGGGCATCTTTAGCATTTTGTGACTCCTTTAATAATCTGGAATTGGTAACTTCAACAAAATGTGGACTTGATTGATAGTGTCCCGTAAACGTAGCCATGCTAGCGTGAGCATTTCCTCCGTGGTAATAAACACCCTGCTGGCTGAAAGATGGATAAGGCGGAATTTCACTAGAATATGGGTATGTTCTCATTACGCCTATGCCTCCGTGTAATGATTCTGAATTAGCAATTTCAAGTACCGAAGTTGGGTTAAATGGATTTCTTTCCTTAGTCTGGTTAGCGTATTCAATTTCATACGGATTAATAAATCCTAAATCACCAAGTGAACCCTCAATGGTTTTGTATTGGTCGCTAAGCCTTCCCCAAACTGCATCTCTCATAATGTAATCTAAGTGGGCTGGTCTTATGCCTCTTCCTTCTCCAAAAAATCCTTCAATTGTTGCAGATGTTTCTGTAGTGTTTTTATAAACATTACGCATGTACTCAATGGAGGTTTTTAAATCAAAGTTCGTGAGAGGCGAGGCGTCTGCTGGAAGACCCATCTCTTGTACGGCAAATTGGATAGATTTACGAAGGGCCTCAGAGAGGGCTACGGTGTCCGCCTTAAACTCATCCACGCCCCTATGAAGGTCAATAAAGTCAGAGACCTTTTGCAGGTTATCCAAGTGCGTGTTAACAACGAAATCTTCTTTTGCCTGAACGTCTTCGATAAACGGAAGATTATAAACGCCACTTAGGGAGCCAGACTTAATGTTAGCGTTTTCTGCAATAATCTTGTTGTTGTTGGCCCTTCTAACCTGCCTGCTGGTTCTTGGGTAAACAGTATAAATAAATTCGGCAAGGTCTTGTCTGGTGAGGGGTGTATTAAGGTTTTCGTGCAGTAAATGCACAATGCCAGTCATACGCATTTCGTCCTTGGAAATAGTATGTTCTTTAAAAAACTTGTACCATTCATTTCCAGTCATGCTGTCTGGGTAAAGGTCTCTTCCCTGTTTACGCTTACCATAAGCGACAACCCTCATCAATTTAGACGAGAACTCGATAGGTCCGCTTCCGTTGCCAAAGGTAAGTTTTCTTCTGAGCAAGCCTTCCAGTTCCTTGGCGTCCCTGTTCCCAATCATAAGATTAGCAGTTCCTGCCTTTATGGATGGCAATTGAGTTTGAAGAACGGAGCCATTACTTAAGGTTTGGCTAACAGCCGTAGCCTCATCCCGAGACATCGGCTTTCCGAAATCGCCCACGTAATAATTTTTGCTAAAAACCATGGCTAATCCTGTTTCATTTTGCCTTAACAATTTGCCGTCCTGAACGCTAAAATCGACATTTGAATCTGCGTTAGTAACGCCTTGTTTAATTTGTGGCTCAGCCATGCCTGCGGCGACCAAGGCTTGAGCCATGATTGCTTTGCTTGCCGTAACACCAAACTTAGACCTAATACCTTCGGCTTCGGAAAGCGTTTTAGCGGGGACTACCTTTCTGGTTGTGATAGGGTTTCCGTACTGGTCTATGCCAGTCTGATAATCGTAAGTAACAAAATAACCAGTAGGCTTAGCCTTGGGCCCCCTGTGGACAATAGACACGCCGTTAGATTCCTTGCCGTCCCAAGCAAACTTTTGCATTTCAGGTCTATTTGGGAACATTAGTTCAATGGCAAGTGAGGTGTCGCCATTTTTGGTTAGGTGCCTTTCTGCGTCAGGAATAGACCATCCATGGTCAGACTTTGTAGCCTTTTCAGCAAGTGACTCAATGTCGGCTAACAATCTTGGGTTTCTGGCAAGTACCATGCTAGCCCTTCGGGCCAAACCGCCTCGTTGCTCTTCTGGGCTTAAACTTCCTCCGAACTGTCTGACCTGACTGCCTTTGGAATTTTTAATAATTCCCTCCATATCCATTGAATCCTTAAGGCCACCCGTTTCCGAATTACTCATAAGTGCACTAATTCTGCTTAACTTGTTAGGCGTTAGGCCATCAGGAATGTTCAGCATGGTGGCGTAAATTTGATTTCCGTCTCCAAGGAAAGGCGTATTAAATCCCTGTGCGTTAGCATTTCTTGAAAGCGTCTGCATTAAACTAGACATTGATGCCCCAATCAAAATGTTATGAATAAACGCACGAACAACTTCTGGAGATGAATCTTTGGGAAGCGTCAAAGTTGCGTATTGGTGACCAGTTCTGTGGTTAAGAATTGAATAAGCCATATTAATGGCCTCAGCGTCATTGTGTGCTTCATTGGACGACATTAAGGTGTCTAGCCCTGCATGCATTCTTGCATTTTTATACACAATACCGCTTTTGTTAATATCAACACCTTCATACCTAGTCCTAACTCCATCACCCATGTTAATTTTTTCTCTGGCAGATTTTACCAATTGTTTACGCCAAGATTCTCCACCAATAGACATAGCGGCATTCATGCCAGCAGGCTCCGTGTTGTAATTCGCCATAGACATTCCTCCAAATAGGGCTAAATGGATGTTTGGAGGACTTATTTCCCCGCTGTATGGATTATAGCCAAGTGATTCTTGAATGTTAAAACCAATTGGAATTTTTGTTCTTGGAGATTGAGTAGTAGGAGTGTATTGAGTGCCTAAATAACCAGATTTGTAACCAGCATGGTCTCCAGTCATATTGACAACAAGCCTTCCATCCTCAAGACGCTTCCAAGCAAACCCAAGCATGGGGCTTGTCATAAAGGGGTAATTTTCGCTATTGTTGGCCATTACGGAAACCCCATTTTCCTTGTCAGGGACAAGTCCCATTCCAGCAAAAAGAGAGGAAAACCCTTGTGCGTGTGACCTGTATTTATTGCCACTAGAGCCACCTTCGCTTTCGGTTATTCTTGAAGATTTTCTTGTTACACTTCGTCCACTTAACCTAAATCTGGCTGGCTCAATGCTAACCTTATCAGTACCCATACGTTTTGCTTGAGCGATAATTGAATCAACAACATTTTTTCTAATAAACTTTTGGCTAATTTCAGAACCTCTAAATCCAACTTCTGCCTTATGGACACCCATTAAAGCATCTGATTGTTGGTTAATTATTGCAACGTTGTCAGTCGGAGCGGAAAAAGCATCCGCATTAACCGATGCAGGGTCATAAATTTTAAATAAAGCCTCAGCCATTCCCATTTGCTCTCCAGAGAATTCAATTGCTGGCATGTCCAATTCTCTTTCTTTAATTTGGTTAGTATCGGTGGCTACAATAGAGTGCACTCTTGTTGGATGTGTACTTGATAAAGCAAAGTTACGACCAACTTGGGTATTTGATGCAAGGAAGGTAGGTTGCTGGTAGGCGTAATTAACGGGGGAAATATGCGTAATTAAACTAACGTGCGGTCTATTTCTTTGTGGCGTCCCATTAACCATATCGGGAACGTAAGCCCTTGCCGAATTATCCATAACAGACCAAGCGGCTAGTAATGCGTTTTGAGTTAAAGGGTCTGTAAGTACAATATTAGCCATCATCTCGACCCAAACGTGATTTTTCCCGCTCTGGTAGACATCTTTAACTCCATTAGTGTCATTAGTGCCCATTTCAGTTTGGTACCTGCCCTCGGTAAGGTAGTAATCCAACTGTCTATTCATTTCAGCACGTGCGTTATTGCCTAATTTTTGAGAAAGATTTGGAGCCTCTGGAAGCACTTTGATGTTTTGGTGTGCATTCATAACCCCAAGCATCGTAATAATCCCATAGGTAGAGTTCCCAGAGACTAAATGGCTTACGATTGCAGAAATTTGCTGACTACTTAAGGTGAAAAAGAACGCATGTCTTGCCGCATCCATTTCTGGAGTAAACTTGTTGGCAAAATCGTGGTCTCTGTAGGCCTGTCTAGCCGATTGCAATAATGCTCTTTGTTCTACACTAAGGATATCACCTACAGTAAGTTTTCCGTCTTTAAGCAATGGAGCCCTTTCAGACATTGCCACCGCTAAGAAAGGAGCAACGCCTACGGCAAAACTTTCAACGCTATGCCCACTGATATGCTGACGATTAAATTCGCTTATTTTAATTGGGTCTGCCCACATTTTGTAGAATTCAGAATCCGCAGTTAAAGCGTCAGTAAGCCCAACGCCCCTCTCCTGCGAAGCAAGATACAAAATAGAATGTAAAGCATGAGTTCCGCTGGTAAACGGACTTGATAAATCAATTGTTACTGGGTGCTGAGAACGTGTTCCTTGTTGCTGGGATGCGACAATTGTTCTTGCAAGGTCAGACAAAGGCCCAATGTAGGACATCGGCCTAGTTACATTACCAGCACCATCATTAATGGCACCAAAGATAATAGACCGAGCCGCTAAATCTTTCATGACCGAGGCTTGCACAGCAGGAGCGTTAAAATCCAAACCTCCAATACCAGCAGGAGCAAGCGTATGATTCCAGATTGGAATTTCAACGTTCCTCTTGTGAGACATTGCGGCAGACGTGTCTGCAACTAAGTTTTCTTGAATTACAACACCACCATCGGCCCCACGATAACCTCTTAATAAAGCCAGTTCTTGAATAAACCTATTTTGAACCGACTCGTTTGGTGCGTCTCTTTGTACGTTTCGATGAACATATTCCCTGCTAGCGTTGTCTGCATCACCGATTAAATGGGTAGCGGTCTGGGCGAGGGTGGCGGCTTGGACGGACAGCCTGCTTAAGAACCGCATACTTTCTAGGTCAACGTTTTCAGTGTCAGACAATTCACTTAACATTTGTTCAACTACACTCTTAGTAGCCAAAGCAGATGTAGTAATTGTCAGTAAATTGTCTTGAATATTGTTACCGTCGGCGGCGAGTTTTCTGTCTCCCATGCCGTCAATTAATTGGTATAAATTTACTGTACGCCTTCCAATAACAACATCTGTATTACTTAGACTACCGCCCCTAGCACTACTTTCGGAGGTAAATCCGACCATTGGCATAAGAGTTTGTAGTTCAACAAAAGCATCTCTTATTTCTGGGCTATAACCACTGGCGTAAATGGCTGGAGCAATACCAAGTTGATTGTAAGTTCTGCCCGTTTCGGTATACCTATCATCCATTTCACTTTCTGCCCAGTTCATATTGTTTCCAAATCCCCTATTTGAGGAAGTGCCAATTCCAACGTTAATTCCAGTTCTAAATCCAGCAAGGTCTGGCTCAATCATAGCCAACGAAACTTCATCAAGAAGGGAAAATTTAACAGCAATTAATTTCTGAGAACTATCGTTATAGCCTTCAAAGTCGGAACTAAGTTTAGTCAGGATTTGTTCATAAAACGGTTTTATCAAAAACATCTTTCTTGTGAGATTTCTGTTAAGTTGGTCCGCCTTTGCTTGCACTTCAAATCTCATATGGCGGTTGGCATCGGTATCTTGCAAAGATTGTTTCATTCCAAAATAACCTGCGTCCATGTAGCCCTTCTTTTTCCACTTTTCTAATAATTTAGTCCAAATTTCTGGCTCAACCCAGTCTGGTTTTTTAGGGTCCAATATTGCCATTCCAGTTTCAAAATTAACATTAAGAATGCCAAATTTGTAAGAATTATTTGTGAGTTCAGGGCGAATCGTGTTTGTATCAAACTGCGGTGGCATCGCATCGCTCCCTAAGAGCGTATCTACAAAATCTTTTACTGGGTTGTTTGCGTATGAATTTCCCCCAAAATTATCATCTATAACAGTAAGCAACTTTTCTGGACTTGTTTGTCCTTTTTCAAATTTGGCCTTTCTTAGCGTACCAGAGCCCATAGACCTAGTGGCAACTCTTTCATGCACCAACTGCCTGTGGACAATAGACACCATGTCAATCAACTCGCCCTTAGTAAGAGTCTGGGGAAAGTCTGCTAGGTCTATTTGAGCAAATAGGGCGGCATTAGAAAGCAACAAACCGTCATCGCTGATGCCCCTGCTTTTAAGGATTTCAGGGAGTTCTTTTACCTTTATGACAGAAGGGAAATCATCTCTGGTGATGATGTCCATGGCTTCCGTAGGAGTAGTTAATTCACTTTCTGTGACAACAATACCGTCAATAATTCTAGCAATGTCTTGAAGGGTTATGGTGGACTGTCCGTCTCTCGCAATAGCGGCATAAATCCCTAAGTTGCCTTCGCCTTGTTGCTGTATGCTGGCCTTATCAAATTCGCCAACACCATGGATTCGTAATACGTCAAGGGCTACGTTTTTGTTACCTTTAACCCTGATAACACCCTGCCTAAAGGTAAGGCGAGCAACGCCTTCTTTGTCAATTTCCCATCCCCTTCCATAAAAAGCCACGGCATTAAGTTGCTGAAGTTCATTCTCTAAAGTTCTGACCACCCAAGATACAAGTGCACCCTTAGCCATTAGTTTAAGAGGCTCGTTAGATTTTTCTTCGGGTTTTAATTTGTGGTCTCCAGTTCCGCCAATCATCAAATTGGCTACACGAATAGGGGTTTTGTTTTTCAGGGCAATTCCTATGGCTCTGATGCTATTTCCAGCATAGCCGATATCCATTGCTCCACTAATGGCGTCAAGTCCATTGACCCTAGTCATATCGGGGTTAATGCCAGTTTGATTTAACTGTTCTTGGGTCATTCTCGACCTACTTTCAGTAAGGTCAGCCTCAATCTCATGCTTTTGAGATAAATACTGCATTGTACTCACAGTGCTAAAAATCTCTTTTGCTTTGGCGGTAAAAGAACCGACATCAAGGCCATTGGGTCCAGCGTCAGCCATCTTACTAATGGCCTGAAATGCGTTAAGTGCCTGCATTGACCTTCTCATGTACTTTAACGAGTTGTTCATACCGTTGTACAACCTGTCTGCTATTGGTGAATTTTCTAAAGTAAGCATTCCGACTCCTCTCTCAATAAGTTCTTCAAGTTTAATCACATGCTCACACACAACGTCTTTAGCCTGTTTTTCGGTAAGGTCTCCACGCTTAAAGGACTCCATAGATTCTATGGCTCCTTTTCGGATTTCACCAAGTTTGATAGAAAGTTTTTCAGCGTTTACCCTAGACATCTGTCCAGCGGGGTGGTGCATATGGGCATCCGCCAAGCCAAGCATGACCTCTTCCGAAACCTTGATAAGGTTAGGGTAGGCGTATTGCCTTAATTGCTGATGCATCGGAGAGTCAGCCATCTTAATGATAGACTGAATTACCTGTGCGTTTTGGAACTGAGTAGGTGCACCAGATGGGTCGTTAGTGAAAAAGACCCTACCGCTATCATTTATTAATCTTTCAGTGCTAAGTGTTCTTCCAGAAACGCCAGTTATGTTATTGGCCGCAATCAAACCAGCACCTTGGAATACGGCACTTTCTTTTACAGAAACCGAGTCAGTCCATTGTTCACGCCGCTGTATAGCGTGTTGGATTTCATGAAGAATTGTTTCTGTCGCTTTACGTTCAAAATCAATTCCAAATGAAGCGTAATCAACGTGCTCAGGAGAGCCACGTTCGTTCATTTCCTTGCCGATGTATCGGTCAATTCCTAAAGTGATGGTGTCCGATTCGGGGTTATACTGGGCACCATAGCCATGGTCCCAGTCAACACGCACATCCCTAAGAGTGGGGTAATGAGCAAAAAGGGTATCATGGTCAATGAGTTCACTAAGTTTTAGTGAGTCGGTTGACATCATGGGAGCCTGCCCACGGACAAAATCTTTGTAGTATGCGTTAAATTCTGATTCACCACCCTTTGTAAATGGCATTAAGTGCAATTTTCCACCAACTTTTTCAGTCAGCAGTCTGGCATTTTTGTCACTAAACTCAAAGGCTTTGTATGTTTTGCCGCTGTCTGTCTTTACGATACGCATTGAACCAGAGGCAATCATGTCCTGCTCCTTAGCAATTGTTCCGCCAAGCATTAGTTTGGCAGGACCGCCAATCAGTTTACTAGTTCTCTCAGGATTGTAGCCATTTTTAGCCATCTCATTCATGACCATCTTGACTGAAGATTGAATTGATTTACTCAACGTGGCCTGCTTCCCAGTAATTCCTTTGGAGGAGTACGCCGAACTAATGATAGAACTATCTGCTCCGACTTCCCACCCTCTTCCCTTCGCCTTGACCCCCATCGAACCCTGTGAGGCCGTGGCGGCGGCATGGATAATCATGGAGTAGCCCCTGTCTACCAGTGCTTGACCAAAATCTTTCACGCTAGATGTAATGTAATCCCTAGATTTGCTCTGACTGCCCAACTTGCCATGCAGGTTTGTAGGGTCTCCGTTAAGCACCGAGCGTCCCATTTCTGCCTGCATCGCCCCAGTTACAACCATGTGGAAGTACATTTTTTCAGCACTATCAATTCCAGCAGTAAACAGGCTGTTTGAAAGGTTCTGCAATCCAGCCATAGTAAAGTCCTGACTTGGATTAACTGTAATTCCTAAGTCGCCAGCAATTTTACTAATGTGTGCAAGATGCCACCCAGTATCGTAATGGGCATGAAGCGTTCCAGCCTGCTTTGGTCCAGAGAAGGGGAGAACGCCGAGGACGCCAGCAATAAGTTCTGTTGGCATCTCTGCTATCCCCTTTTCGCCTAACAGAGAATGAAGAGGGCTGTTATTCCCATACGCAGGGTCTGTGGTAAATTTGTCAGCATCAAGTGCAGGATTTCCCGCTTTGTCTAACTGGGTTCTGTGTGCACCGATAAGCGTAATATCGCTCATGTTTACCGAGAATCTAGCCTGACCTAATCCGCCTTTATGAGAAGACCTTTCAACAAGCACAAAAGAACGCATGCCATCCATGCCAGACATTAGTCTAAGCACCTGAACTGGCATGTTTGAATCTTCAGCCGTAAATTCGACAGCATCATTCCCAATAAACGCAATAGGCTTTGCGTCGATAGTGTCTTTTGCGGTTTCTTGATTAGTTTTTACGAACAAGTCATTGAGTGGCTTGTTCTTGTTTTTGGCGGCTTCTCTGTCGCCTACCTTGGTTACCGCATGCAGGTAGAAAGCGTCACTCTTCCATCTTTGCAACTGAGTGCTAAGGTACCCGACATCCTCCTGAACAACTTGGTTTTTCTTTCGGTCTAGATAGTAAGTTGGGAAAGATGACTGATTTACTGTCTTGAGGAAATTACTTACAGAACGTGGAAGTTCATACTTATCGTAATTAAGTGACGCAATAAACATGTCTAGGACTTTGAAGGTCCAAGCCTTGCCGCTCAAAAAATCTTCAGCCATAGTGCATGCCCAGTTATTTAAGTCAGCCTTGACCTCATCGGGCATAAGCGAAACGGGAGAGGCAATGTCAGTGCCGTTGGCGTCTTTGGGTCTTCTGCCTAAATAAGTAAATAGGGAGTGGGCGTACCTTGGATATGTTCTACCCTGAGAGTCTGTGATAGTGCCTGTCGCCCATTTTGGGACTGACTTAGGCATTTTCATGCTCTCATCAAAAAGCATTTCTAGGGCCGCACTTTCTTTCTTATCCGCAATTTTCTCTTCAGCCCACTTAGAAAACATGTCTACATCGTCGCCGCTAGAGACAGGCTGTAAAACTGAGGCCAACTTTTGGTCAGCAAGGAATTGCTGGTGAAGTTCATTCATCATCCCCGAAAGCCTAACCATGTGCATGAAATCTGCATCATACAAAGCCAAGGGAGTGCTTATTGCAAAAGCGTCCTTTTGCTTAACCGCAATCATTGCCTGAAGCCACACGGATACCTTGAATTTAAAAGAATCAATGCCTTTCCCGCTGAGAAGTTGCGGGTCCACTGCAATCATTCTCATGCCTTGAGGGCCAGTACGCAATCCACAGATTACCCCGCCGTGAAGTGTGGCAAAGGGTGAGGTTGTAACCTCTAGGTTATCAAAGAATTTCCCAAGAACATTGCTCCATTCCTGAGGGCCATCAATAAGGTCTTTTAACTTAACAGCGTGGACGGCGTTAAGGTCGTAGTTCTTAGTTGCGACCTGAGCGAGAGAGACGTTGACGAACTTTGTGACCTTGGCGTGGTTAACCTTAAGGGAACTTGACACGTATCTTCCGTCCTTGTCCCTGTAGAGCATCAGATTTGCTCTGCCAGAATAGACGTCGCCACGCTTAGGCAGGTAGTCGGCTAGGGTTTCCGTAGTAGGTGCATCCCCGAAGTCCGAGGTTTTAGGCATGAGTTCCTCTTTAGGCAACTTAGCCATGTTTCGGTCTGCGGCAGACTGAGCCTTTGCGACAGTCTTAAAAATGCCAAGCAGGTTGCCAAACGGGTTGAAAAGTTTGAAGGACGATTCTGAGCCTCTGATTTCATAGCCATTTCCATCGCTGTAGAAACTGCGGCCACCTTGAAGTTCTCTCCTTACGAAGTTTCCAATCATGGCATTTCTACGCATCGGCTCGTAGGCAACACCCTTGTTAAATCTAAGAGCACCCAGTTGACCCCTAAAGGCTTCTGGGAATACCTGAGACTGCCTTAGGATATTCGCCATCAAATCAAACCTGAGTGAGTGAATAGGGTAGTTGGGTCCGTCCTTGCCCCCTGCGTATCCCTCTGGGGAATTGATGTAAGATTCGTCATTACGCTTACGACCACCCCAAGTTTCGTACATTACATCTCTTACACGCTCGGCCTTGGAGCCAAACTCTGGTCTAAGGAACTCGGCGGATGGTTTTCTTTGACTTGGGTCTAGTGACTGTTGCTCAAACCAGTTCACAAAGGTCTCAGAGAAGTGACCAAAGTCCATGAACATGGACTTAACGTCAGCCCTCTGCCACATGTTCATCTTGCGTCTGTTTAAAACGTTTACATCCATGGCATGGACTGTGACATGGGAGCGTGGGTTTCTTAAAGGAGAGCCATTCTCGTCCACCTTGCTGATAGTTAACTCAATTGAGAAAGGGGCGAAATGCCTAAGGGTAACAGGGACTTGACGGCCTTTTAGTCTTTCGCCAAGGGAGGCTTCGACGACCTGTGTGCTGAAGCCCAAGTATTGGCACGTAAGAGTGTTGAACACTGGCTTGCCAGCATCGACCTGACTAATGATGTCGGTCATACCTCTAAGCATGTCGAACTCTTCCTTGTTGTAGACGCCAGTGTCGTAAACAGCCTGCCATGCTTCATTAGAAAGATTGGTAAGGTCTATCTTCTTTGTTCCATTGGACATCACATCCCACTTGGGCTTTACGGCATCTGGCAGATTTTCAAGCGAAGCGGCAATCTTGTCTGAGTCCTCGTTAATCTGGGCTTCAATCTCTTTCTTACTCTTAACTTTTCCGCCCTTAAGGAATCTTTGCTTCCCGTTTTGCTTCATGTAGACTTCGGCTCGGTCTCCCGAAAGCGTCATGACATTGACGTCCCCGTACCTGAGAACGTCTTTCATGGTCTTATCCGTCCATTCGTCTAGTAATCCAAGTGATTGAAACTCTCCATTGTCCCAAAATACAGACTCAAGCAATGTTGAGCCTTCATTAGATTTCTTCCTAACAAGGATGCCAGCGGCTTCCATGTCATTGACCTTTCTTTGGTTCATTAGGGTAAACCAATTCTCCATGGTGTACCTAATGGACTTAAACTTTGGGTCACGCAAAAATGCGTCTGGCGATTTTCTTAAAAGGCTATTCGACTGATTGTAGGCAAACACCTCATGCACCATTCTTTCAAGAATTGGGTGGTCGTGAAAAAGTCTAAACTTTGTGACCTTACCTGAGCCAGTATCTCTTTCTTCTGCCGTAAATGGATTTTGGGGGTCTACCGATAACTCAGTTCTGGCATCGGCAATTTGAGCCATGGCATAAGCAATGTTGCCATGCCCACCATCTTGCGAAGCAATCGGGTTCGGGTTATACAGCCAAGCGTCATCAAGGCCAAGCCTGTCCTTGCTGTATCGGCCAATAAATTCGGCCATCAGTCGGTCTGGAATTACGCCTGTGTCTACAGTTTTACCAATGAAGTTTCTTACTGCTTCGTGTGCGGTATTGTCATTTCTCCTGAACAGCGTGTCTAGGAACCTGTGCGAGTATTCGTGTACGCCCGTTTCTGGGGTAGCGGCTTCCTTGTTGAGCCAAATAATAGACTTGCCGCTAAATGTCAGGTCTCCGCCTTTTGAGCGACGAGCAGACTCAAAGTCTCCACCAACTTCATCCATAAATTCGTTTTGGCCGTATTCCTTAATCATTTCCTCGGCACTTCTAAACCTCACTTCTGAGTCTGGGGAAGTTACCCATCCCATCATGAATTGTGCCCTGACAGTGGCAGACACTCTTGCCGAACCCTTAGAGTCTACGAACTTAAGAAATTCCCTGACCTCATCGGCATGCCTTGGGTTGGTCTTTGAAATCTCGATAATCTGTGCGTTATCAAAATTATCAATGATTCTAGAGTGTGCGATGCTATGGTTGTAGACGTTGTGGATGTGTCTAAGTCCGCCAGAAAATCCACCCCAAGCAAAGCCAACCCCTAAGCCGCTTGACGCACCTTCTCCTCTAGCGTTTGCGTAGCCGAGAACGCCCATGTATGCGGCGTCACCGATTGCCCTTTTAAAAGTGGGGAAGGCCATAGACGCAGGCCAGCCAACTACAACATTGGCAAATTTAGCAACCACCTGAGCCTCTTTGCTCATGGCGACTCTTCCTCCATTGAGGGCAAGGCGTCCCATGAGGTCCATGCCCGAGTACGCAGGGTTAATTTTGACAACGCCTTGGGCGGCATCAATTAGTTCGTTTCCAAACACGCTAGCGTATTCAGTGATAGGCTTAACCCCTAAGGAAAATAGTACGCTTCTAACTGGGCCGAGTTCGGTGCCCCTAGCCACAGTTTCAGTGACATCACTTAAAAGCGTCGAAGAGCCGTTTGCAAATTCATTAGGTACAAAACCAAGCCTAGATTCAATTGCGGTAGAGCCTCTCGCAATTCGTTCCTTAATGAAATCAAAAGGCTTAGACACCGTTTCGGCCACGCCGACAATGGTTTCACCAGTAAGTTTTTGTGAAAGGTTTTTAAATTTAGTAGCGTTCGTAGAGAACCAGTCTTCAGCCTGCTTTGCCTCCTGTGCTACAATCATTCTGGAGGTGTCTTCGCCAACTTCCTTAAAAGCGTTAATAGAAGATTTTAGCCCGTTTCGCTTAAATGCACTTTTAATGAAATAAGGAGCGTCTAGGCCAATGTACGAAACGGCATTGGCAAACTTAGGGTCAATTAATGAACGTGCGAACTGCCTGTAGTCATCAGGAACCCAATGCTCAAGGACAGTGTCTTTTCCTTCTTCAAGGGCATTGCTTTTGTTGCCCCACCATCTCGCTTCGTTAAACTGTTTCATTCTATCTTCAACTGTACCCCCGCCAGTAATGAAGTCTTTAAACCTAAATAAGGGGGACGCTGGGTCTTCTGACTGGGCTAATAGTGCGTAAAGGTCTCTTGCGTCTCTTGCGATGCCGTCCGCAACAGAGACCGCTGTCTTAACAGGGTTGTTCGAAAAAACCCCCTTCAAGATTTCAGAAGGCACTTCCGCAACAGTACCAACCATCTTGTTGAAATGACTGAAGGAGAACTTGTTACGCCTTTCGTTGGCCTCCTCAAACTGTCTAAAAAGATTACGCCCCTCTGGGGTCGTATGGTCAAAGGTTCTGTCCCTGTTTTCCTGCATGAAGTCATAGACCTCATCATTTGAAAGGACTCCGCTAGAAGCCTCATCAATATTGCCAGTCGAAATAGGGTAAGAGAGATGGCTTTGCTCCATCGCCCCACCCTTGAACAATTCGTTAGCCGCCTTGCTGAACAAGGCGTCTTCGTTGGCGTTTAAGTTAGGGTAGTTGTTTTCCATTATCGGCCTCGGACAGTTCCTCGCATCATGTGTGACTGCTTAGATTGCTGTCTTCCGTCGATTAGGTCGATGCCGTTGTTTCCTGCAACATCTTTTAATTTCATCAAGACGCCTTCTCTTACGTTGTCTAACAACATCATTTCGTTGCCACCAAGTCTTGTGAACATGGTTGACGCTCTTTGGGGCACCATGCTTTCAGCAATCGCCATATCGTTGTCAGAGACGGAGCCGCCCATGCCCTTCATGTCTTTCATGATGCTCAGATAGTCCATCTTGATATTAGACTCTAGTGCCTTGGCCATAGCCGAGTCTCCAGACGGGTCTAATGTACCTAGGTAGGTGTTCCCAGAGTAGATTTTCTTTAACTGATTAGACATCTGTTGGAATTTTTGGACCTTGCCGATAAGCCCCCTAAAGTCTTGGGCCTTCATGTCGCCCCCCTTAAATGGGAGACTCTTAAC